CTTGCCTCTGTTAAGTCTATGAAATCATCGAGATAGCTCGTTAAATCTGTTCTGTTCAGATAGTTGGCTACTGCTGTTTTTAAGTTTGAATACGAATCTAAAGCCATTATACATTTCCTTGCCAAATACGGAACGCCCTATTGTCAGGATCATTTATCCATTTCTTAAATCGTTTCTTGTCCTTGATAGCTCCGTGAGGGTGCATGATTCCTTTCTTGGACAGTTGTTGAACAACCACCAATGGAATACTTGCTGCGTGATACCAATCCTTTTTCTTATTGTGAAACTCTCCCAAGTTATGCTTAATCTTGTTTTCTTCTAAAACAGGTTGAACATCTTGCGTGGTTTCTATGTGTATCTTACCCTCACCTTCATCACTATGTAGAACGGTTTCCGTAATACCTGTATTCTCAATAAGTAATTTTTTACTCACTATTCAGACATCTCCGTTACTGATATTTGTCCTGCTCCTGTCGCATACGCTGAAATGATATCCGATGGACTGACTTTGATTGTTATATTGCTATCAGCACTTAATAACATGCCATCTTTACTTGCTGCGGTTCCTTCTACTTTGAAGTAACAATCAATCGTAGTGGAAATATTCGCAACATTAATTTCTGCACTTATCGCTGTTGTAATTACACCAACTCCAGAATGGTCCTGAACAGTATATTTAATCGGTCTATAATAATATACTCTTGCCATGATTTTCCTTATCTGCGAATGATGTAATTTAAGTCTGCTGTTGTTGAAGCAGATTGTTCACCGTTACTTTTTAGGTTAATTGCATCACCAGCCGTTAATTGTATAGATCCACCAAGAGATAGTTCCACTCCTGTTTCATCGGCTGTTGCATCAGCTAAAGTTGCATCCACAGATGTATCCGAACCATTTTTCATGATGTCGAAAGTTGTCGTTGCATCAATAACTGTATGACAGTTAATCCAGATTGCTTTGAGTATTCCACTATCAGGAATCACACATACTGGGCTTTCGTTGTCTGCTGTTTGAATGGCAGTCATGTTGCCACCCATAATAAAATAATCGTTTAATGTTCTCATTGTTTGTTTCCTTTATCGTTCTGATCTTTCGACCTTCAATAAATAAGGGGCCTATAAAGGCCCCCTAGGTTTCCTTAACTTAACCTAAAATTAAGAAGATGTTAGGTCTGCAACAATACCTGATGCTGCTTCGTTGCGTGATACAAGACCACCTTCAACTAATAAGAGCATGTGAGTATTATCACCAGTTTTTGCTAGTTCGTGAGTTTGGAAATTTCTCAAGAAATTATAACCCCAGTATTCACTATCCAGAATAAATGCCGATCTATTCGACATGAACCTGTTAGGAACAACTGACATTTCTCCAAAATCTGAAACATAGACATCAACTGCCGCTATTTTGCCGTGCTGTTGCCTGTAAATGTAGAAAGTTGTTGCTTGTTGAACGCACCAACCATGATAACATCAGGGTTTCCGCCAGAATCATAAGCCGCTTTAATAACTGCTTTTAATTGTGATTCTGCGAAAGCTCTTTGTGTACCATTAGTTCTGGCATCGGTACCATCTCCTGTGGGAGCTGCTCCGCCTGTGCCAACGCTTTGGTTAGTTGCGATCCAAGTCATCACTCCACCAGTTCTTCTAGCTACGGTAGATGAACCTACCGCTTTAGCTGAATTGGTTGATGTGAGTGCAAATTCGACATCTCTCTTTAACTCCTTCGCATTTTTCGCAAGAAGATACGCTAATTCCGTAGTTCTTCCTGCCGCATCTACTGCATCATCCGTACCAGTTACGATAAAGTTTTTTGCAGAGATTTGCGTGTAGTTATTTAACTCGGTTGTAGCGGTTGAAGCCGCACCCGTATAATCATCACCTTCAATTTTTAGGTTATCTGCCGCAGCAGCAAGTGAATCCGTTAACCATTTGAATTGAGTATTATGGGCTTTGCCTTTACCGCTCATCGAGAAAAATGGAGTTTCAGTAGGAGAGATGTTGTAGATGATATTCGCTAAATCCTCACGGATTCCCGACATATCATAAGTATCAAAAGTTCCACCTGGTTGTGACATTTGATTTTCCTCCTATATGTTTATTTTTTTGAAGCCTCCAACCATGCTTTCATCGCATCTTTAGTCGCCTGGTTATTACCCCTGTTACTAAATTTGCGTTGTTGGTTTAAGGCCTTGTCCACAGATGTCATTTCCCCTTCATCTACACTATGAGATCGGCTCGTACTTGCAACCTTGGGAACCTTCTTCACTTTCTTTCCCCCTAACTTTGCTGTGCGTAATTGGTCCATTCGCATGGCATCATACGCCATCAGTACAGTTCGGTGGTCGGTAAGATTATTGAGTTCTTGGTCGCCAAAACCTTTGTTTCTCAAGAAATTCGTTAAGTCCCTTCTGGTTTTTTCCCCTTTAACGGGATCACCAAAAATGGGAGCCTTCTCCGCTAACAACTCCTGTTCCTTTAAGAGAACATTCTGAAGTTTTTGATGATAGACTTCTTCGTTCTTACGCTTTTCTGTTTGTAACTCGGTTTTTATTTTTGCTTGAGCGTCCCTCTGTTTTGATATTTGAGCTTGCCTGCGGACATACTCGGCTGGGTCATCATTGTAAATGCGATCCAATTCCGCCTCGTCCACTTTCGGCTCTACCATTTGAGATGAAAGTTCATTTAATCGGTGAACATATTTTTCTCTCTCTTGATTTGCCACATTCATCTGATCCATTATCTTCAATCGTTCGTCCTCAACGGATTTACGATCTTCGGATAATCTCGCAGATTTTTGTCGGTAATCAGAATCTTTGGAGTAACCTTTCATCAGTTCATCGAGGGTGACTTTATGGTTCTTGCCATTGACTTTGACATTGTAAAGTTCCTCGTCCTGGTGAGTATCGGTGTCCTCTGATACTAAATCCAAATCGTCAGGTTTTAATTCCTGTGGGTCATCACTTTTCGTTTCTTCTGTAGGTGGTGATCCTTGCTCCTCGTTCCCCGTGGCTTTGGAATTATCCAAAAGGTTGACGAGAGCTTCTTCTGCTTGAAATTGATTCAATGCAGATTCCTTCGCAGGCGTGTCTGCCATTGTTCTCTCCTTTAATTTTAATTAAAATTAATGATACAAAGTATCTTTATGTTCTTTAGATAATTGCTTGTTCGCCAATTTTCCTGTTTCCGCAACAGAAGTAATCTCGTTGACAATCATATCTAAAGCCCTTGAGAGTGTATAAAGCCACTCCCGTGCTTCCGAATCACGAATAGGCGAATTTTTCCATTCAAGGTCAATCGCCTGACGGATTCTTTTCACCGCATTGGTGAAAACCTCATCCTCTAAAAATTTTTTAGCTTGTATTCCCTTTGACTTTTCTTTGTCTAAACCCATTACTTACAACCCATGTGGTCCATAAACTGGTCGTCCTGGAGGTGCTTTAGCTCTTGTACTTTTTGCTTTTGTTTTTTTCTTACCTACTTCAACAGCTTTATCAGAAGCCTTAATGTCTTTCCAAGCATCTTTTAAATCGTCTTTTTGTGTCGGAGTAAGGGTAACTGCATCTTTTACTTTCTCATACCACTTTTGGTCAAATTTATCTGGAATGGACTTATTAGATTTGGCTGCCGCCTTGATGGTATCAATCGCATCCTGCATTGAACCAAAGGCTACCTTTTGTCCACTTGCCGTTACAAACTTATTGTCAGTAGGATCGTAATATCCTCCTTTGCTTGTGTAATAGACCACTTCCTGTTCTCCTGTACCCGTCATAGTTGGGGCATATTGATTGACAGTTTTCTGAACAGACTTGAAAGTGCCAGGTATTTTAATGGGTTTTGAAGTAAATTTTTCACTAATTTCAGTTTCCGTTAATCCTTGTTTTAATATATCATTATAAAATTGGGCTTTTTGATTCAATAATTTAAACCTTTGAGAGTACTGGGCAAATCGTGGAGCATCCACCGCACCACCTAACATCATTCCCTTTTGATTGAGTGAATCGAGGAACCAATTATATTTCTTGTCATTCATTATTTGGGCTGGTTGAGATAGCATAGAGCCAACTAAACCTAATCCCCCTAATGTAGTTTGCTGCGGTCCTATTAATCTTCCATCTTCACCAATATAACCTTTTGCTTCTCCATAAGCCAGTAATTCCTGTTCAGTCATTTGGTTCATTGGCTTGTTGCTTGGATAGGTATAAATATCTGGGGTAAAATCATCTCTGGTGAAATCACCATAAGGAGTGGATATGGTATCTTTAACATCGTAGCTATAATCAATTTCTGCTCCGCCTCCGCCACCGCCTCCGTTTGGTGGTGGGTCAACTGTAATAGGGTCAACACCAGGAGCTTGTGGTACTACTCCGTATTGGGGATAGTTTAATTGTGGATTGTCTTGAGCCTGGTAAGGAAATTGATTAAAGGTATTAAAACCAGTATCATATCCCTTAATTTGATCTTCGGTTAATCCCTTGGACAAAAGAAGATTGTAGTTCGGCAAGCTGTAGCCGTACATGTATCTTCCCATTCCTGTCTGCGAGGGATCAACTCCGAGCAATCCTTGTAAATAGGGATTCTGTGCCATTAGCGTCCACCATTGGTTTTAATCAGGGCTGTTTCAATTTCAGCAGCTTTACGCAATTCGGTTGAATCTATTTTCTCTGCCTCTATTTTTATTTTTGCCTGTAGTTCTAAAATCTTCACTTGCATGTCTACCATCATTTCCTCTCGCTTCTGTTGGAGAGTAGCGATTGTTTTTTCCTTCTCTGCCTGTATCTCCGCCATCGCTGTTTGGATTAATGGATCTGGTGCAGGTGGTTGTGGAGGTGGTGCTGTTTCTGGATTGACAAAGAATGGTTCGGCTGACTTGAAACCAGCGTTGATAACCAACTTCTCTAAAGTGTTGTAGATTTTTTGGTCATCCACCAAGCGACCGTATCCGCCTTGTTGAATTAATGTTTTCTGTATGTTTAAAATTTGTGAAAGTAATGCAACACGCTGATCGGTATTGCCCGTTCCAAGACCAACTTGAATGGATACATCCATGTCATAGTTTTGCCAGTCTTTCGGATTCATTTTGTAGAACTGGTTGCGAAGCCTGATTGTTCGTTCTTCATCCTGGTATTTTGTTACCAAGTGCATGATGTTTCGGAACATATCCTTCACACCTGTTTCAGCAAATATCCTTGCAATCAACTCAATTCGTTGCGTACCTGCGTTCACCACAGCATTTACGCCTGTGGCAGTAGTGTGTGATTTTTGTAAAACATTCGGATCGGCTCCCATTTGGGATCGGGAAATTCCTGTTCTTGCTTCTTTCAGTTGGTCAATTTTTTCCAACATGGCAAGACCTTCGTTCAAGAAACTAGGAGTTGCCAAAGGTGTTACCGCTCCAGGTCCTTTCACTCGGATAATTCCGCCAGGCCGTGATGTGATTAAGTCATCCAAATTCACCTGCCCGTCAATGACTACATTCCTTGCATTGTTCTGCAAGTACATGTTGTCCATTGTTTGTCGTAGGACAGTTGATTTTATAAGTTGTAAATCCATAACCAAATCCGCCACACTCATTCCAAAGAATAGGTGGGGCATAGGAATTGGTGTTACCATGGAAAATGGAATGTCATCTATGGGTTCGTTATCCAGTATGTGATTTCTATTGCCAGCCATCGTAATTTTACGAAGCTGTGCTTTTCCGTTTCCGTTGTAATCTAACCGAGCGTAACATTCCATTAGTTCGATGTAATCCGTTGACTTGTCAATGGATTGAAATTCGTTTCCGTTGTAATCTAACCGAGCGTAACATTCCATTAGTTCGATGTAATCCGTTGACTTGTCAATGGATTGAAATTCTATTGCGGGATCGGCTGTTTCGTACAGCTCCCTTGTTGTGTGTTCCTGATTGTAAAAACTGTTTGTGTAAGTGGGAAGTTTACTGACTACTTTCTTGGAATAGCCCATTTCCAAAAGCTGTGTTCTTGTCCTGAATAGTCGGTGGGCAAAGAACTGGGCATCCTGAATGTTGATCGCATTTCGTGCAACATAAACATCCTCTGGTGCAACGCTGTCAACTTTTACTCGACCAATCTTCTTTGTTCGTGTAATCTTCACATCGTGAATATATTCTACGCCTATCTCTGTTTCTACTTCCTGCTCGTCATGTTCGTCTATACTCACTTCATCATCAATTAATAAAGTTTGGTATTCTACTTCCGTGAGTTCCTTGTATTCTTCTTCAACCTTTTTTTCTTCCTCCAGCCAGTAATGCTTTACAAAGCCGTTCTTCTGCAAGAGGGCATCCTTGAATAAATTATAGAGAATGAGAAAACCTGGATTGTCTTTCATAAAGACATAGTTCACA